TCTAGGGTTTACCCCCTAGATGGAAGTTTTGGAACACGTATTACCGTGAACATAGTAATCTTAACTTGAGACTTTGTTCGTTCGTCGGGTTTACCGACGTGCGACATTGTGTAGAGTTATGAGTTTGAAGATGTGAAGGTGGTGTTTTTACCTTTCCTTTTATTTTCTTTCTTTTCTTCGCGTTCCTGTACGCATTTGCAGGCTAGCAATTACCTCGTGTTAGTCAATTACGAGGCGTTTTTATGACGGAATTTCCCCAATTTTGATCAGATTACTAGTTCTGATTGAGATTTCCCCCTCTTATCTGTTCCATTTCATTCTAGTCTATTACCTTAAGATGCAGAAACAACAAACAGTGATGGCTGGTGCCCCTAAGCACCCCAGAATTCCACAATCAATCCCAAAAACTTACCGAGATGTCCCTTTCAAACGGGACGCCAAACGCGCTCACCGCGCGTTTGCGATGTTGGACCAAGAGTCTGACATCACCTTTGATGACATTCAATCTGAAGCGCCGACCACTCTGGCCACGCTATCCATGCGTGTACCACGGTCGATGCGGAAGATTCGTCCTCTCACTGACGAAGAATTCTTCAAAGTGCCTCTTGTTCCTGAAGTCATTATGACAGAGGAACAAGTCCGAGTGTTTTTGAACAACCCCGAATCCGTGATCAGCCGATCACAGATTGTTCAAAATCATGTTGCTCGACGTCGTTGTTATGAAGCAAAGATGCAGGCGCTTCACTTGTCCATAAGACATGTGTTGCGGCTGTTTTCCATTGCCCGAAAAGCTAGGAGCCCATTGCTCCATGCCTATTACCAACAACTACTATCTCGCAAAGTGAAGCAGGTCCCTAATAAGCGCAAGCCAGTGCTTATGGGAACCTTCTTTACAAATATCAACGATCGAGGTGGTGTGCGCTGTAAAGCGCACATCATTGATGATCGTCCTCCTCCCCCCCCACCTGATTGGCGTGACATGGACGGCATACCAGCCGCCCTCGCCATGCCTCACCACTATGGGTCATTTTTTCACGATGCGCCCAGAGTGCCATTTATGTGGTACACTGATCGCGCCAATCGAGTTCGGCTTTTGTTAGCTGAGCTAACTGACCCAGATTTTACCCATGCCCCTTGGCGGGAGCTTATGCGCCTCACTGCGCATATGGCCCCGCCCGACATGACGGTTCGTGTTGCTGAGGGTTCAACCCTCTCCACGATGCCTGATTCAGTTGTGGATTCAACCCCACAACCCCCACCAGTAAGGATGGTGTTCAAAGATATCGAATCCGCTCTTTACGGACTCGCACTGTCTTTAACACATCCCGAAATTTCCACCCCCGAAATGGTGAATATGGCCCATGCCTTCGCATCGAAGGACCGGCCATCAGCACATATGTTTAGAGTACCCATGCAAGTGGACTTCTCTGATCGTGCTGAAATGATGGCAACAAATGCCACTAATTCACTAAACACGTTCGGCGACCGAGTCGAACGTTCAGTTGACGTGCTTGCGGATTCTATAACCCGCTCCGTTGACACTTTTACTGATGCCATTTCGTCCTCAACGAATGACATCAAACATTTGCTAGATGTGGTTCAGACCACGTTTGCAGATGCAGCTCCACACATGATTGATAGAGTTCTCGTCCTCCTGACGGGAATTATATCGATTGTGCGCGCCCCCAATTTTGAAGCGAAAATGTTTGCAGGTGCGCAGCTCCTAGCTGGTCTAGGAGTTGTTTCTGCGGCATTGAACTTTCAACGACTCATGTCCTCACTCGGCGATTTGGTATCTTACCTAACCGCGCCAAACGTCCGAGCCCATGGAGGTGATGAGTTGGAAGAGAGCGTTTGGTACACCTGTATCATGCTCCTCTGCCACACTTTTAGCCTCAAGCCCCCCGAAAACGTCAGGTTGGACCATCACCGAAAAGATAAGGTTCAAACCTATCTTGGTTCTATGAACACAATGTTGAGTTGTGTTCAAGGGGTTATGAAGATAGCGTCGATGGCTTTCCAAGCCATTTACGCAACCGTTCTTCAAAAACCCCATCCTGACGAATTCAAACCAATTGTTGACCTTCTTGACGCGTGGTTGAAAGAGTACCACAGCATGATGGAAAACGTTCCAACATCAAAAATCGGGTATGACACGGTCTGGAACCGCAAAATCCGAGATTTGTATTTGGGTGGTGGCAAGTTGAGCGAAATGCTTTTCCGAGCACGAGCTCCTACCACCATAGCCGCACCTTTTGCGGCAGCATACCAAACCTTGCATTTGTTCATGCAGCGCTTGAACAATTTCGAGGCGTATCTACGAGAACGATCCGTTCCAGTGACCATTCACGCTTTTGGCGCTCCTGGCCATGGCAAGACTACACTGTTGCGGATTGTTCTCGCAAAACTCATAGGCCTGATGAAGGCCAATGGGTTTATTTCCCCCACAATTCCACTCCTAGAAGCGTTGTACCAGCGACCGAACTCGGACGGGTTTTGGGATGGCTATCAGGGCCAACCCACAATCCTTCTCGATGACGCTAATCAAAATGCTTCTCAGGAAGCGCGTACTACCTTGTGTGAAACTTTCGTGAAGATCGTCAACAGCGTGCGCTATCCTCTTGATATGGCAGCCCTTGATCAAAAAGGGGTTGTCTTTATGATAGCCATGTTTGTTGCGATCTCATCTAACACGGAAGACCTCACACATTATGCGCAGCTTGCTGACAAAAACGCAGTGCATCGTCGTCGAGACTTTGTAGTGCATGTTAGCAACCCCAACTGGGACGACACGACGGGCCACGTCAAGGGGACTAACATCAATGATTTGTCACAATACAGATTAGAGATGCGTCCTTGGCGACCAAACCCGCGTGTGCCAGTTGGTTGTCCAGATGGTCAAGGTGAAATTGTCACAGTCGATGAGCTGGTCTCACGAATGTGGAATTTGTTCCTTGAACGTCAAACTGAAATGTCTGGGCAAATTGATGAGCTAGAGCAGTTTTCTGCCCGCGCTACTGAAGATTTGTGGAAGCATCAGCAAGAGGTTTTGCAACCTGTTGCTGCCCACATGCCCAGACCATTTCATGAACGTCGTGTCGTCCACGTTCCTAACCCAAGTGACGACCCCCCCCCCAAACAAACGGTGTGGAACACCTCATTTGCGACATTAGCAAAAACCTGGTGGTCCAATTCGGCCACTGAGGATGAAGTTTTTGAAACTATCATACCAGAAGTCGAAGTCGGTATTCGTACTGGTACCGCTCATAAATTCAGTACAGCCCCTGGAAGTGGCGTTTCCACGACATTTCCTTCCGATACGAGTTGGCATGTTGGGGGTGTGGATAGGCCTGGTGGTGTTCAAAGAACCACTGGCCATGTTGAATCTAAAAACGTGCACTCGTATGAACAGACTAATTATCATTACCAGTTTGTTCGTGTGTGTTGGTTTTCCAAAATCCTGCCCCCAAATGACGTGCCAATTCTTGGTAGCCACCTGGATGTGACGCTCGCCATGTGTCTTGAAGGTGTGGTCAACGCTGCAACAGCGTTGTCCTCCCTTTATGATTACTGTCGGTCGACCACACTCCTCCTTTCTTACGCAATGGCCGCCCAACTTGAAGAATTAGGTATACTGTTTTCTGAAGTCAAGGGCTATCTCAACGAGAACCCAGCATTGAAATATATGCTACTCGCTGTGACGTCCATTGCCTTTGTCGCGTTAGCGACTACTATGTTTAACAGTTTTACCAGGACTCCCCAAGCGCCAACTTCCCTCCCCCCAGCCCCAGAGCCAAGTCCAAACCTCACGGCTCAAGTGGTTCATTCCGCTTCTCATGAGGTTCCAAAGGGTGTCAGGACCGTGATTAGAACGACGCAAGCCGCTCGACCAACAGCCCAAAACGCCCCTAAGCTGGATGAAAATTCTAGCAAACCGGGAATGGTGGCACATTCACTAAGTGACCCTCAAGTTGCCGACCTTCTTGTGTCCAAAGTTAGATCGAATCAGTTCCAAATGGATTTTTCCAGGTATGGGACTGTGTTTAACTACATGAAAGGGGTTGGCATACGTGATAACATCGCCGTGATGCCTTGCCACATTTTCCGCTACATTGAGGGGTTGGAAGAGCCACCTGAAAGCATCCTCATTACGATGCATAGGGATGGCTTCGCCACCCAGCAATTCCATTTGGCGGACTTGAAACTTGTGTTTTTGGGGTCGGATGTCATGGGGGTCTATCTCCCAAAGACTTTTCCAGCCTTCAAAAACATTCACAAGCATTTCGTCCAAGACAAGGACCTCAATGCGGACTTCAGCAATTTGATCGTGTGTGAATCGTTTCCGAAGCTGAGAAATCAGTATACGCAACGTTTGCATAAAGTTGAAGTCCAACTACAAAAGTCAGTCACCTATGACTTTTACGATCACAACAATTTACCCAGAGAAGTGAGCTTGGCACGGTTTATCCGGGCCAACGCGGCTACCACTCCAGGTGACTGTGGGGCGGTCTACATGCTTCAAAACACCAGCGTCCCGCGCAAACTTTGCGCGCTCCATGTCGCTGGCCATAAAGGCATGTGCATCGTCATTGGCAGCATCCTCTCACAAGAGTTTCTTGCCCCACTTTTCAATCAACAACAGCTGTCCACGATTGATGAGGAACCGGCACTTGATGTGACGGGAGCCCTCACTGCGCAGATGGCAATCACTGAAGCTGGCATTTCCGTTGATTCAATGGAAGAGCTAGCTCCTGGCAAGTATGTGCAGCTTGCTCGCGGGACGAAAATCGTTCCTTCAGTTTTGCACAATCATCCTAAACTTCACCCAAGCGTGAAGGCACCTCCACATATGCGCAAGTTTATTAGCCCCCAAGGCGAAGAGATTTGGCCATATCAAAAGGCGGTGAAGCGAGCGACCTCAAAGTTGCCCGTGAACCGGCTTGATCTTCTCAAACAAGCGGCGGATCAAATCCACCTTAAGTTTGGGAAACCCCCGGAAGGTGAGCCCCTCACGCTATTTGAAGCAATCAATGGCGTTCCTGGCAAAGAATACATGAAGCCCATTGTCATGACAACTTCGTCTGGTTATGGCCCACAAGACGTGCCTTACGTTTTGCAAAAGCCTGACGGGAAGAAGAAATTCTTTGTTTTGGAAGCTGATGGGTATCATCCCGTCGCCTCCATTGTTCATGATGTGGAAGCCCTTGAATCCCAAGCTAAGGTTAAGCCGCTCACCGACCAAAAGTTCATCGTCTCTCTTAAAGACGAACTCTTGCCCCATGCGAAGGTGGAAGAGGGGCGTGCCCGTCCAACAGACACGGCAGGCCTCGATTACCTACTCCTCGTTCGAAAGTACTTCCTTAAAGCAGTTCAAAGCTTCATGGAAGGGCATTCAGACAAGTTTCACGCAGTTGGTATTAATCCCCACAGCCGGGCTGAGTGGAAGACAATTGTCGACCGCATGAACCGGTGGGTGGGGACCAACTTCGTCGATGGTGACTTTTGGAACATGGATGGTTCAATGCACGAGGATTGGCTTAAAGAAGCCATTCGTGAATTTGCCCTCTTTGCTTCCAAAAATGATGGTCACTATCAGACTCGTTACAATATTTTGTGGGCTCTTGTTGAGCACTATCTTGTTTGTGGCGACACATTGCTGCATGCGATCGGATCACACGTCACTGGTGAACCCTTGACTGCTCTGATCAACTCCATCGTTTGTATCATTTTTTGTGTGGCCTCATGGCTATTAATCACAGAGAAGAAATTCGGTAAGAGCTGGTCAGTTCAATCGTTCTTTGATAATGTTGGACCTTGTGTGTTTGGGGACGATAACTCTCAAGGAGTTAACCCCAAATGCACGTTCTATAATTGTCGTTCAATCGCAGAAGCCGGGAAGGACCTAGGCTTTGTCATCACCACAGCATCCAAAAATGGTGATGAACGGGAATATATCCCGTTCGAGGAGTTAACCTTCTTGAAGAGGAGGTTTGTTCCAGATGGTGATGGTTTTTACTTTGCTCCGCTGGCCACTGAATCGCTCACAGAGTGTGTTCAATGGGTCAGACAAGGTCAAGACCAATCCATCATCCTGCCGCAAATTGTTCTCTCCGCGGCGTCCGATTGGTTCCACTATGGTCCCGAACGGTACAAAAAGGAGATGGCAGCCTTAAACGAAGCGATGGTTGACGCCGGATTCGAGCCTTGTCTCGTTTCTTGGTCAAACTTTTACGCCTCGTGGATCGGTGGGCGTTATGTTGAATTTGACACCGTCTCCCAACTGGGATTCGGCTCGCAATTCCATTTGCGGCCATCTGGCATGGACGAGAAAGACGTTCAATTAACAGCCCACATGGATGATTCTCCAAAAGAATCAGACAGTGACAACATGAGAACAGCGCACGAGGACGTGGTGCTAGAAGGTCCTTCAGATGATGCGCCACCCATTGCTTTGGAAGCATCGGACGCATATAAGGACACCGGCATCAACGGTATTATCGCGCGTGAGTACTTGATTGTCACCTACACGTGGACTGACACCCTGGGTCGTGCTACCATTGGCACTTTGCAATTCCCAGAATCTTTGTTTGCCATCGTAAAAGAAGCAAGCAATCTTTCAAATTTTGCACTTTTTACTTGTGAGGGTGTTGAGATTCGTATACAAACCCAGTCCACCGGAATGCACTCTGGTTTGCTACAAGTAGTCACCCAGTCAAACACGCCGTCAAGCAGTGTGATCTTCACAGATCAGATTGCCGGCAGTTTTGCCACGCATGCCATCATGGGTTTGAACCTTTGTCCGACGCTCATTGTTCGGATTCTGTATAATAACCCATCACAAGCCATGGCTCTGGTGAACAACCCGCAGTATGATGTTGGTTCAATGGCCATCCAGGCCATCACCGACCTTCAGGTGACAACAGCTGACGCCAGTCACTCTGTTCCGATACAGGTGTTTGCTCGTTTCATCAAACCACGCGTTTTCGGTCCAACCCTGGACACGTATACGTTCTCCCTCTCTTCGGGAGCTCCCCCTAAGAAGAGTTCCAAGTTCCTCAACAAACCAGTCAAGACGCTCCCGAGACTTGAGGCACATGCCCCTTCTAGCAAAGAAGCTACACAGAAGTCGGAGAAAGGGTTGATTTCTGGTATTGCGGAAACGGTGACTGGCATAAGTTCTGCGCTTTCGGTCGTTCCTGGCCTAGGCGCGATTGCCGCCCCGATTGCTGGTATTTCCAGCCTTGTTGGCTCATTGGCTTCGGCTTTTGGGTTTAACATGCCCCCCACCAAAGTTGCCCCGGTCCCCGCGCTTCTTTCAAGCTATCCATACACCACTAATGGCAAAGGTCTTGCCCCCGTTGAGGTGTTGGCTTTGGATCCAGAAGCCAAAGTTGCGTGCGCACCAGAATCGGCTGGTTCTACAGTCGACATGATGAACATTAAAAATTTCTGCAGGCATCCCTGCCTGGTGGATTATGGTAGCATCGCCACGACGGTTACTGATGGTACCGTGGTTGCAGTTTGGGGCGTTGGTCCAGCCTTTGGCGCTTATAAGAGTTCCACAAACACTTACGCCAATCGTACCAATGTTGCAAGTTCGTTTTTCACGTTCTGGACTGGTTTGATGGCTTTTGAACTGTACGCCAGCTGCTCGCGCTTTGTTAGTGCGAGGCTTGCCATTTCATGGCATCCAGCTGGAGCAGCAGTTCCCACAAACATAGTTCCAGGCGACATCATCCTCGCTTGGACCCAGATACAGGGAGAAACGAAAATGTCCTGGTCTGTTCCAGTGGTCTCCGCCCAAGAGTGGTTCCCATGTTACGTACCGTCTCCCATCAACTACGCTCATAATACCCGAGTTCAAACACTTGGAAATGGCTTTCTTTGCCTAAGCGTGCTCGGGGAGGTGACGTCTAACAACACATCTGACTCGGGTTCTGTTGAGTGGGTTCTGTACGCCATGGGGGCTAGTCTAAAGTTTAGTAGACCTACCAGAATTCCATCAGGGTACACCCAACCTGCCGCGTTTACTGGATCTCGACGCGCACAGGCCACACAACCTGTGAAGAGTGCCCGCCTCGACAGCGGGGACTTTGAGGTCCTAAGCAGCCGGCCAGGGCCTGAAGACGCCTCTGTTGCGCTTGTCGTCGGGGACCAAGTTCTCGTTGACGTGCGTAGCAGGGTGCGTGCCCAGGCGCATATGGCTGCTGTTGGTGATGTAAATTCATCTGATTCGATGTCGTTTCCACCCCTCGCTCCAACGGAGGGTGCGAAAGAGACGGTTGGTGTGTACATGCCAGAAGTGATTGAGGATTTTCGAACCCTCTTTCATCGAATGGCTAGTCTTAGTCCACCATATGGTGACAGTGGCTCTTATAATGGAAACGGGCAGTACTGGACCTGGCCACTCTATCCGCAAGGAGAGTTTGGTCGGTTCATGCAGTCGTTTCGCGGCTGGCGCGGGTCTTTAAAAACCTACGCGGCCCCAATCCAAACTGTCACGCTCACTGGCGTTGCCGCTGTGGTTAGTCAAACTCGACCACAAGGCATGCTCACCGCGTCCCAAGTCCCACCGTCAATTGGATACACACTGAACGGATCTTTCACTCCAGGAATTGAAGGTGCAGCGCTTGCCGACCTCTCAGTTGAGGGAGGCATTCGTGTTCAGTCCCCATATTATCAGAACATCCGGTACCTTCCAACCCAATCCAATGAGGAATGGTTGAGCGTTTTGTTCGACATCCTCGTAGTCTTATTTCCTGCTGGCCAAAATGCGGCGCCCACTGCGACGCAAAGCCAACAGTTGATTTATTTGGGTCAGTTTCAAGGTATGGGTGATGATTTTACTGGGGTTATACCAACATATCCTGGAGATTTCGTCTTCACATCAAAATAGTTGACGCTACAACTGGCGTCCGTAAAAACAAACCAGTTAACAGATGTTGCACTTGGCATCTATAAATAAACCAATTCGTTTAACGATATACACTCCCACAATATAAGTTTTAACTTTAGTATATTGGTATCCCTAACGCAAACAATGCCGCCCCTTGCCACGTTGTAAAACCACTTTTGAAGTACAGTAACCAATCTGTCTGTCAATTAGTGTCCCCTGAAGCTCAGAGAAGAAGTCTGAGTCGAGTGGGGCTGGAAGGAACGCGATGTTGCGCATGGATATAA